ATGCTTGAGAGAAGCGAATGGATAAAAGGGTGCGAAAAGAATTTGCGCGGCGGTACGGTGTATCTGAAAAACTTTCGGTGCGCCGCCAAAGCGGAAAAAGCAATATTGGAAATAACCGCGCTCGGCGTATATGAGGCAAAATTAAACGGCGAGCGGGTAGGCGACTTTATCCTCGCTCCGGGTTGGACTTCTTATTTAAACAGGCTTCAGGTGCAGAGCTACGATGTGACAGATATGCTGAAGACCGAGAATTCGCTCGAGGTGACGGTCGGTCAGGGCTGGCGCGCCATCGCCAATAAACGTGACGGCAGCGACTTTTTGGGCTACCGCGACACGGCGCTCATCGCCGAGCTGACTATTGTCTATGCCGACGGCAGGACGGAGAGCATCGTCACCGACAGCTCGTGGACTGCGCGCGAGAGCAAGCTGAGATATACAAATATATATGACGGCGATATCTATGACGCGACTTTCAAAGCGGGGAGCGCGAGGCACTGCATCTGCGTCGATCTCGAAAAGGATATGCTTATCCCGCAGGAGGGCGAAAAAATAGTCGAGCATGAGCGGATGCCTGCTCTGCAAGTAATAAAAACCCCGGCAGGCGAGACGGTCATTGACTTCGGGCAGAATATGACGGGCTATGTCGAGTTCAGGATAAAAGGCACTCCCGGTGCGCAGGCGACAATCTCCCACGGCGAGACGCTTGACCGCGACGGCAACTTCTACAACGCCAACTACCGCTCGGCGGACGCGCGGATAAAATTTGTCTGCGACGGCGAGGAGCACACATATAAAAGCGCTCTCACCTTCTTCGGCTTTAGATATATCCGCCTTGAAAACTGGCCGGATGAGGTGAAAAAAGAGAACTTCACGGCGATCGTCGTCCATTCGGATATCCGCAGGACGGGTTATTTCGAGTGCTCGGACGAGACGGTGAACAAGCTTTTCAAAAATATAATCTGGGGTCAGAAGAGCAATTTCCTCGATGTCCCGACCGACTGCCCGCAGAGAAACGAACGCCTCGGCTGGACGGGCGACGCGCAGGTGTTTGTCCGCACGGCGAGCCTCAATTTCGATGTTGAGCGCTTCTTCAAAAAGTGGCTTCGCGACCTCGCCGCCGACCAGGGACGCGACGGCTGCGTGCCGCATGTCGTACCGAATATATTTGACGACATGGGCGGCTCGAGCGCGTGGAGCGACGCGGCGGTCATCTGCCCGTGGGAGATATACAGAACCTACGGCGACAAAAAAATACTCGAAGACCAGTTCGATTCCATGAAAGCGTGGATAGACTGGATGCGCGAGCGCAGTGAAAACGGGAAACGCTCGGGTGGATTCCACTTCGGCGACTGGCTTGGGCTCGACTCCCCGGAGGGCAGCTACAAAGGCTCAACTCCCGATGATCTCATCGCCACGGCATACTATAAATATTCGACCGAGTTATTTATAAAGGCGGCTCATGCGCTCGGCAGGGATGTCGCGGAATATGAGAATATCCCGGCGGAGGCGGCGGCAGCGTTCAGGCGCGAATATATGGAAAACGGCAGAGTGAAAAACGCCACGCAGACCGGCTGTGTGTTCGCGCTCTGTTTTGATATCACGGACGACAGGGCGGCGACAGCAACTCAATTAAACGAGCTTGTGAAGTGCGCCGGGCATCTTGAAACTGGCTTCGTCGGCACGCCGTATCTTCTCCATGCGCTCAGCGACAACGGCTACGCCGAGACGGCATATGACCTTCTGCTTCGTCGCGAATATCCCTCATGGCTTTATCCTATATCAAAGGGCGCGACGACCGTCTGGGAGCACTGGGACGGTATAAAGCCCGACGGCACGATGTGGAGCACCGACATGAACTCGTTCAATCACTATGCCTACGGTGCGGTCGCAGACTGGATGTACGGCGCGGCGGCGGGAATAAACTCCGACCCCGATCGCCCGGGCTTCGAGCATATTATCTTCCGCCCCGTGACAGACAGGCGGCTCGACTTCGTCAAGGCTTCGATTGACACGCGCCGCGGCACCGTTGCAAGCGAGTGGAGACGCGAGAACGGCAGGATAAAATATATTTTCACCGTCCCCGGGGGCTGCTGCGCTTCGGTCATTATCGGCGGAGAAAAGCACGAAGTCGGAGCGGGCACACACGAGTTTTTTGAATGATAATTTCCCGGCTTGCCGTCATTTTCGGTGAGCCGGGAAATAAATTTCAAGAAAAATTTGAAAATCTTGTCCTACTTTGCAAAAAATATATTGACAAATCGCTTGCGATATAATATAATAATCAAGCCTTGTCGGATGACGAGGCTCACATATGGCGGCATAGCTCAGTTGGCTAGAGCATTCGGTTCATACCCGGAGTGTCGTTGGTTCGAATCCAACTGCCGCTACCAATTTTGGCCCGGTGGTCAAGAGGTTAAGACACCGCCCTTTCACGGCGGTAACACGAGTTCGATTCTCGTCCGGGTCACCAGAGCCACCAAACAGATGTCGCAATCGGCAGATCAGAAATTCGTTCGGTCTGGATTCTGACATCTTTATTTTTTAGGACGCGTAGCTCAGCTGGTTAGAGCGCTTGCTTCACACGCAAGAGGTCCACGGTTCGAGTCCGTGCGTGTCCACCAAAAGCAAAAGCCCCGAAAGCGTTGATATACAACGGCTTCGGGGCTTTTTTGTTTTGTAAATCGGCGCGTTTCTATATTTCTTGTACAACCTCAAAAGACCTGATTTTCTGGCGGTTGCTAACAAAAATCTAACAAATTTTTTAGGTCAAATCGAGTTGACGGCGTCCTTGAGCTGTGCCATCTCGATGTGCGTGTAACGCTTGGTCGCCGCGTCGGAGACCTGACCCATGAGCTTTTGGATTCCCCATTTGTCGATGCCGTTGCGATAGAGCATCGACGCGAAGGTGTGCCGCGTGGCGTGCGGAGTCAGGCGCGGCAGACCGAGGGCTTCAAGCGTCGGGTAGTACCACTGGTTGCGGAAATACTTGTCGGTCACGCGGACGAGCTTGCCGCGGTATTCCTTGCAGACGATTGTCGGACCGTTTTTGTCGAGCCACTTTTGCAGATACGGCATAACCTTATCGGAGACCGGCACGATTCTGTTTTTGCCCGCTTCGGTCTTTTCGCCGCCGGTCAAGGTGTGGTTTTCGGCGTCCCAGCTAAAGCGTGTGAGCGCCAGAAACTCGTTGATTCGCCATCCGGTATAGCACATAATCACTATCAGATCGGCATACATAAAGCCCCTTTCCGCCGCCTCTTCGAGCTTGTGCAGTTCGAGATCGGAAAAAGGCGTCTTTTCCTTTTCTTCCATTTTCGGCAGCGTGGTAAAAGAAGCGTAGTTTTTTGATATGACATCCGTCTGCACGGCGTAGTCGCATAGCATACCGGCAAAAACTTTTGTTTTCTGCACCGAGGACACGGAAAGCCCGTCCTCATACGCCTTGGTTATCACAGCCTGATAATGAGCTGTCCGCAGGTCTTTTACTTTGTAGTCGCCCAAAACGGAAAGGCGGTTTTTCCATGCGCCGAGATAGGTGTCGCGGGCTTGCTTGGATAAATTCTGGAAACGCTGAAGCTTGACAAACTCTTCGTATAGCTGCCGGAATGTCATTTCTTCGGCAGGAGCCGGAACAAGAGCGGTCGGCGATTCGTTCCACGCCCCGAGGGCGGTCATTGCTTCGGCGCGCGTGGCGTAGTAGCCGATGACCGTTCTTTTTTTTGATATGCTGTCGGCGACGAAGTGCGCCGGGGTCAACGCGATCCACGGTTTGCGCCGTTTGCCGCCGAGTTTGTATACTGACCCGTATCCGTTCGGATTTTTCATAAAAAATACCGCTCCTTTGCTTGTACTTTCCCGGAGCGGGTGATATAATATATATATCAACTCACTCTGTCGTAGGTGTGGTTTGATGCACTGCCCGTTCCTGTTCCCGCAGGAGCGGGCTTTTTTTATTATCTTTTGAATTTTATGTTGAAATGGAATCCCCAAGTCAAAGGTTTGCGGTCATAGGTGTAATCGTCATCGTCATCATCGTAGTTGTCGTCATAATCGTCATCATAGTCGTTGTAATCATCATCATTGTCATCGTCATCGTCGTAGTCATCGTCAAAAAAGTCATCTTTTGGAGTGTCGCCGCCGACGATTTCTGCACCGCAAAGCGTTACGCAGCGATCCTTGTTTTCTTCCATATATTTGGCATCGGCTCTTGACAGATTCCCGAGCTGATAGCCGTCCGCAAGGACTTTAAAAGCGGGTTCGCCGCGATATTCATATTCTTCAAGCGCGAGCTCGATTTCCTTGTTTGTAAACGGAGGCTCGTGGTAATACAGTTTGCGGATCAGCTCCTGTCGGCTGGTGCCGTCGTCGTTGTTAAAGGTCACGCCGACGGTCTTTACACGATAAAATTCATATGTTTCCACCGGCTTGATCGGCTCTGCGGACGGAAGCGGTGTCGTGTCTATATTTGCCATTTTCAACTCGGAGTCCGGCACAGCTCTGTCGGGAATGTCGACGGAATCAACTGCGGCGTCCCTTTTCTTTTTTGCGTGTCGCAGAATCAGAAATACACAGACGGCAACAGCCACGAGGCCGACCACGATAAGCACCGTAAAAAGAGCCGGGTGGGCGCTTTCCTTGATTTTTTCGATAAGTGCCATTATGCCGCCGAGTATAAACATGACCGCGATAATCAACACCCAGTTTGCTTTTTTCTTACCTTTTGCCATTTTTAACATCTCCTTAGCTTATTTCTCTGACGAGCAATCTCGGCACGCCGAGAATGTGATATGTTTCCATGTCCGCGCCTTTCAACTCTTTCGGCTGATATTCGGGATTTACGGGACTTAGCTTTACCATATCGTCAAAAACATCAACGCGCTTGAGCGTGGCGCACTCGCCGTCATATATGACTGCGCCGACATCGCCGTTCTTCTCGATGTAGTTCTGCTTCAAAATAAGAACTTTATCCTTTTCGTGGTAGAGCGGGTACATCGAGTTTCCGTGGACTTCCAATACAAAAAAGTCATTTTTGTTGCGTCCTTTTAGGTATTTCTTCGGGATATCTATAACGCCGCCGCTCCAATCTTCGATTGCGACTTCCTCATATCCTGCGGCGATAGAGCCAAGGACGGGAAATGTCACGACATCATCGGTAATGTTCGGCGCGTGAAGATTCTTTAGGCGGTTGCCCTCATAAATTGCAGTCGGCTCATTAACCCTGCCGGTCATATAGTCGATTGATACGCCAAGCCGATCACAAAAGTCATTAATAAATTCAGACTTAGGTTCTCGTTTGCCTTTTTCATAATTGATATATGTTGTATACGGGATGCCAAGAAATTTTGCAAAATCTTTCATGCTGCTAAAGCCTTTTGCCAATCTCACGTCTTTAAATCTATACATTATAACCACCTCTGTCAATATATTACCCGTTTTGGGTAATAAAGTCAATACAATAAAACGGACAGTTGCCAATTTGGGTATTGTGTATAAAAAATCAATACTCATTTTGTGCATTTTTTACGCTTGCAAAATACTCAAAGTGAGTATATAATAGAGGCAACAAAACCCAAAACGGGTATTTTAAATCAAGGAGCGAAAAATATGGCGAAAATACTTAAATATCCGAATATTGAAGCGGAAAGGGCAAGAGCGGGTTTGACGCAGGATGAACTTTGCGCGCAGTTGCACATAGCGAGAAAAACTTACTACAACTGGGTTGTTCGCGGGAAAATACCAATCAATCAGATTGCGCGACTCGCAAATATTTTAGACGTGTCAGCAGACTATTTAATCGGCACGGCTGCAGCGGCAAAACGGCAGGAAACAAACCACGGTACGGACACAACTGGAATTGTGGCGCGCCGCGACGAAGCTTGAGAAAAGGAGCGGAAACAGCATGCGCAAACCTACGACAGAGGAGATCCTCGCCATCGACGGCAGCGTGCCGGTCGAAATAGCGGCGCGGTACCTTGGCCAGTCGAAAGACTTTATTTACTGCGCGATGCAGAAACAGGTCTTGCCGATTGGCACAGCGTACCTGCGCGAAAAAGAGTGGTGTTATGACATCAGACCACAGGCACTGGTTGAATACAACGAGCACGGTGGAGTGAAGCGCTACATGGCGTTGGAGGACCACCTGAGAAAAGTAATCAGTTGCACGGTTGAGAAACTGTGTTCTTGAAAAGAAAAAGAAAGGAAGAAAAGAAAATGATTGAAAGTTTAAAAAAGACCCACGCGGACTTACACCGCGCATACAGAATGCGAGATGTCAAAAAGTCGGCAAAGGTGGCTGAAAGGCTGAGCATAATGCTCGCGCAAGAGATTGTCAGCGCGTTTGGCACTGTGACAGTGCTGGATATCCCGACGATTTTGGCGGCTTGCGAACTGGCGACATCTTTTACCTTGGACACTGCCAATGATGCAGGACTTACCGACGAGATGGTGCAAGAAGCAGCTGATGACCTTGTTAACAACGCAAATGCGCACACCGAAAGAATAACGGTCACACTGCCCGTCCGCAAGGAGGTCGACAGCGATGACTAAAGACTTGCTTATCGTCGGCGCGGTCGTCGCACTGATGGCAATTATGGTTCTCGCGGCTCTGCCGGAGATAACGAGCGCGATGCCGGAGGTCTATTATGTCGAGCCGACCGAGCCGGAGACGGCGGTGGAGGCAAAGGCGGAAACGGTTTTGCAGTCAACTGCAAGCGTCAGATATGCCCTGACCGCCGCCGAGCGCAACGAAATCGAGCGGGTAGTCATGGCAGAGGCGGGAGCCGAGCCGTACATAGGTCAGATGGCTGTTGCGCAGTGCATCCTAAACGCCTGCGAGCAGGAAAACGCGCGCCCCGCCGAGATCGTCAAACGATACGGCTACACCGACAAGCGCCCCGAGCCGAGCTACAAAGTCAAGAGCGCGGTCTCCGATGTCTTTGACGACGGCGATGTGGCGACGGATGCCGAGATACTGTATTTCTACGCGCCGGAGCTGTGCCAAAGCATATGGCACGAGTCGCAGACCTATGTCTGCACCATCGGCGGACATAGATTTTTTGAGGAGGCGGAGCAATGAGAGCGCTTTTGATAGTGTTAATTGTGTTTTTATCATTAAATGCACTACTTGATCTTATCTTGGCTATATACTCGCTGATAACCGATGATAGCGATGGATCTTGGTGCGCACCGAGCTTTTTAGCATCCGTCGCCTTGATTATTGTACTCACACAGCAGCTTTAAGAAAGGACGAAGAGTTATGAATGATATTAATGTGGTAAAAGAAAGAGTAATTGAGGAATTAAAAAAGCAGGGCATAGATGTGTACTTCATCGACTTCTATGTAGATGACGGCAAGCCGTATTTTGTCTATACCTTTGATGAGTCGATGATAGGAGAAGCCACAGAGTATTATAAAAAAAATAATCAGATAGTTGAAGGCGCGTTTGACGATTGGTCTTTTTTTGAAGCAGATGACCTTGACGACTGGCTCGTCGCGGACATATGTGACACAATCAAAACAAGAAGGCAAAAAACAAGGATCCGAAAGGTCAAAACCGAAAAAAACCTTATAGATGCACTCCGCAAATTGGCGGTACATACCGGCTCTCTCGTCTGCCTCGGCTGCGGATATGAGCATAATTGTGATATCCACGGCTGCGCGATTGTCCGCGCCGCGAGGGAACAGCTTGAAAAGCTGACTGCATTGCCGTGGATAAGCGTCAACGACAGGCTGCCCGAAGACGAGCAGGGCGTATTAGTTATCGCGAGCGGCAGACCGCGAGAGCATTTAGAGTTGGATAGTGCCCATGAACTTGCAACATTTTACGCCGGTGAGGGTTGGTACTTTGATGCCTATCCAGAGTGGGAAGATCCACAGGTGACCTACTGGATGCCGTTGCCCGGACGACCGGAAGATTGCCATGACTAACGAAGAAGTCAAGCAGGCGCTTGTCACCGGCAAGCCGGTCATATACTTTATACCGCTTGTCGGCGATGTCAGATACGACAGAGTGTCGGCGGTCATATACCGCATAATCAACGGTGAGCTCGCAGTCACCGCCGAGCTTGAGGACAGAAAAGGCAGGTCAACGGCAACGGTCCGCATCGACCGCCTGCGCTTTGAGAACAAGGAGGACAAAGAAAATGATACTGAAATTTGCAATCCAGACGGTGTTTGAGATCGTCGTCGTCGTACTTATCATCTATGGCTTTATCCACGAGGACAAGCTTATCGCCTTTGAGGACAGAGTCAGAGCCAAAATCAAGGCGAAGAGGAGCGGGCACAATGCAGTCATCGGGAAAGACCGCTGACGCGCCGGGGAGCGGGCGAAAGTGGCGCAGGAAAAAGGTCTGCGAAAGCTGCTACTGGCTGCGGAAAATTGACTGTGTGGGCGACGGCTGGGACGGGAAGTGCTGCACCTACACCTACAACACCGACCGATTCCGCGAGATCCCCGCGACGGATGATTACTGTGCCTATTATTTTAAAAAGAAGAGGAGGCGACAGTGCTTTGAGCTGTAGCAAGGTCGTTACAAGAGTCGAGATAAGCGGCGCGAAGCCGGTGACACTGCTGTTTTGTCCGGGCTGTGAGGACGAGTATATCGTGCGGTACACGGACGGCGGAAAAGAAACCGAGTGGAGCTTCCGCGACGGTCGCGAGGCACTGAATAAATACCTTGAGCGAATCGAGCGGGATTTGTGGCCGAGGCTCGACAAATATGAAAAAGGACGCCCTGCGGTAACAGGACGCCCAAAGGATGTTGAAACAACACCAAACACCGTCAATAGTATAACACCGCCGCCGGAAAATGTCAACGGGGGCGCGATATGAAAATACGATCTTACAGATGCCCGAAATGCGGGCGTGAATATAATTTTGCCGACGGCAACAAAACAAGACTCTGCCGCGTCTGCGGGTGCGAACTGGACAGCCTGACTGTCTACTCGACGGACGGAGGGAGCACCGAAAAAGATCAGGCAAGCGCGACCCGCCGCGAAAACCGCGAAGCGGAGGAACAGGAGGCGCTTTTTGTGTGGGCGGAATACCAGTCCGCCGCACACCCGGAGCTGAAGCTTTTATACCACATACCGAATGAGGGCAAGCGCAGCGTGGCTTACGGCGCAGCGCTCCGGCGGCAGGGAATGAAAAAGGGCGTGCCCGACCTCTGCCTGCCGGTCGCCCGGGGGAAATACCACGGCTTATATATCGAAATGAAAGCCGGACGAAACAAGCCAACGGTAGACCAGCAGTGGTGGCTTGAGGCGCTTGAAAGGCAAGGCTTCCGCGCCGTCTGGTGCTCCGGGTGGGAGCGGGCAAAAGAAGAAATATCGGAATATTTGAAATTATGA